TTGAAGAAATGTCTGGTCTTGGTTTTGCTGAGACAACAACACAAGATATGTCAATACCTTTTTTAAGAATACTTGGAGCACAAAGTCCACAAGTAGATGAAAACGAAGGTGCATATGTTTCAGGTGCAAAGGCAGGAATGATATATAATACAGTAGCAAACGCAGTGTATTCTGGTGCAAGTGATAAAGGTATTACAGTCGTGCCTTGTTACTATAATAGAAGGTTTGTTGAGTGGAAACCAAGAGATCAAGGTGGTGGGTATGTTGCTAGTTACTTGCCTGATGACCCAATAGTAGCAACTGCTACACGCAACGATAATAATGATGAGGTATTGCCAAATGGTAATCTACTTACTAACACGGCTCAACACTTCGTTATGTTGCTAGAGGGTGACCAGTTTAGTAGATGTTTAATAACAATGTCTAGCACACAGCTCAAAAAGTCAAGAAGGTGGCTATCCCAAATGAATGCTATGACAGCTATGGGTAAGAATGGTCCATACACTTTACCAATGATGTCGCAAATGTACAATTTATCAACTGTGCCTGAGCAAAATGATAAAGGTAAATGGTATGGTTGGGTCATTAATAGAGTAAGACAGTTAGATTTATCAGACGATTTACACAAAGTTATTTTTGAAAACTGTGTTGCGTTTTCTAAATCAGTGGAAGCTGGAGAAGTTGATGTAAAAGAAGTAGTGCCAGAACAAGCCCCAACTGATTTACCACCAATCAAAGATGCACCTAAAGCTAAGGTAGAAACTGACGACGATCCTTTCTAAGATTACCTAGTAATTTTGTTGTTTATTATTAGGTAGAAGCCCT